AGTTGTGCTTGGGCAATCAACATAAGAATGTTTAACACAGGATACCGCATTGCTTGTATCTATATATTGCAGCAACTCTTTGATATCACACTGCCATAAAAAATCAGAATCACAAAAAACAGAATACCCAGTATAGTTATTTAAATAAGGAACAAGGAACCGAGTATAAGTAAATTCTGTGCTTTGCTTATCATCTTTATCTCTATTAAAAATACCCAAGTCTTGAAGAGAGCTTAGCCTAATAGGGTAAATATTTATGGGAGAATTGCTATGTTTTAAAATCGATCTCCTGCAAACCCTATAAGCCATTTCTTGACCTAGATTACTTGAATCATATCCTATATATATATTTATATCTTTCATCCCCTTTATTTAACTTCTCCCCACGCTTTTCCTGTTTTCATTTCTTTTAGAGTCCATTGATTATATGCTAAATTTTTTAAGAAATCTCTCTCAAGGATAGGATATTCTATATTTTTAATTGAACCTATTTTTCTGTTATTGTTAGTACAGATTATTGGGACGCCATAAATCAATGCATCGATCATAGCGTTGGAATGATCGGTAATCAATACCCATGCATTTGATAGGACCTCTCCAAGTACCCCATCCGAATGTTGCACTTGATGGTGAGATTCAAGGGGAGAATAAATACTTTTAACTAGGTTGTTTTTTTTTCTTGAAATTACAATATCTCTATCTGTGTTTTCTATTATCTCTTTTAATGTATTAGTCAGCCATTCGCTAATTCCTAGATGGGCTGCAGAAGGTTTGCTGGGAGGGACTATAACTATATTTCGGCCCCCTCTACGCCAGGGCTTAAGTTTTTTATTAAATTTTTGAAACCTATTCCAGTCGTGATCCCCATCGCCTTTATGTATAAAATGATTTTTAGTTATCCTAAAATAAGCATTCTCCCCATTACGCTCTCCAAAATAACCTCTATCAATATACCAAAATTCTTTAGCGCTTTTAATTAAAGCAGAAGTTCCTCGCAAAATTCCATAAGTGGCCACTCGCGAAGGCTTAATCTGTACGGCTTCCTCTATATCTAACACCTCTCCCCCGCACCCTTGAGCGAAAGCAGAGATGACAGACCTGTTGACGAAGTGAGTCGTTCTTAGTATAGAAGGTGGCTGCATTTTTATAAAGCTATAGTAAATATTTGATCTGATCTCTAAGATGAGCGTCCATGGGAAAAGGCAGCTCCTCTTTCTTAAAATAAGCATAGCCTACGTGTTCAATATCCAAGATAGGATAGTACCTTAAATGACTAAGATGATAAAAAAGACCAAAGTCTTTCTGCATATCTACTCGCTCTAGTTGATCTTCTTGTAGGAGAATTCTTGTCTCCTCATATAGTTCTCTTAATGCAGCATGAACTAAGCGTTCTCCGACTTCAACCCTACCCGCTGGCACCGACCAATAACTGGGCAGGGCCGCAGCCTCTGCGTTACGCTTGCATAAAAGTACCTCTTTACCATACCTAACTAACACCCCTACCGACTTGCATCTAACAGTGTTCATAAGTCAAACTCATCCTTCTTATTCCAATGTGGACAACCATCATACTTCCGTAGCTCTATAACTTCTCCCTCCTTTTGGATTTTTTCTAACTCGTAAAGCTTCTCTTTGAAAGCTCCTCTCTTTACTTCTCTATCTTTATTTAATAATACATAATAATCCATTGGGCGCCTGAATGGGCAAATGTAAAAAGGCACCTTGTCCCCATTTTTATCTAAAATATGTTCTCCTTTAATTTTTTTGAACCCTTCTTTCCCACAAGAGAGTGGGCCTCCAAAGGACCCGTCTTTAGGGTAGCCCTTTGTCGCCGCAAAATTTGAAACAGCCTTCTCCTCTGTGAAATTATTAAGGTATTTGTTTATCTCTGTTAAGTGATACTCGAAGCCCTCAAGCTCTTCATCGCCAATAGCCTCCATGCGCATTAGTCCTTTTTGCGTACCCCCGAGTAAGTCTTCACCAAGAGGAAACCGTAAAAACAAAAACTCTGAATTCCTCTTTTTATATTTGGGGTATAATTTTTTAACAGCCAGCGAATACATAAGGTCTTGAAGGTTATCCGTAGCATCCTTACCCTTGAACACTTGCTTGCTGGTTTTAAAATCACGAATGACTGCATGTTTATTATAAAGAAATAACTTATCAATAAAACCTTTGATCCTGTAATGCTTGTCTCCCTCTTCTACTACCAAATCAAAATCTTTCTCTGAAATTGATTCCTTGGGCTTTGTTTTGGTCCCTCCAAAAAAGTCATACTTTAATCCCTTTAATGTCATCTCGTCCATATCGACCAATGCCTCATCATAATTGATCCCAAGTCGGTTTGCGTGAAGAGTTACTAGTCGCTGAAGGGCATTAGAGGCATAAATACTGCCTTCTTTTAAGGTTTTCTTGAGATGGAAGGCGTGCTTTTCATCTCCTAATAATTCAAAAATCAAATGACAAATCCATCCTTTTGACGCCCCTTCGTTGGTGGATTCAGGAAGTTTTAGGACATACTTACAAAAATAAGTCCAGCTACAATTCTGGGCCGTCTTAATTCTGCTGGCAGAAAGCGGAGTTAGTTCTTGATCACTCATTAATATATTTGATATTATTCATTATGTTTTTTGACAACTTCCCTTTTTTGAAAAGAAGTTGAGCTGTCTTTCTCACTTGCTCTTGTTGGGCTCGAGCGTCTAGGTCTAGGAGTTTCTTCTTCCATGTAGCAAAATCATCGTCATCCATGTCGCCGAAGTCATTCGCCGTGGGCAAACAAATCTGTACCATTCCTGCGTCAAAGTGCCCAAGCAGTTTTAAATAATTTTTTATGCATGCATTTAGGCCGCGGTTTTCTTCCTTGCTGCTGTCATTATTGAAGGCTAAGACGATCTGACTCATGCTGGCGCCTGACAAAAAGCAGATTAAGGCTGGGGAAACATCTAGGCCAAAAGTCACCAAAACATTCTTAATGCCTCTCTCGTATAACGCTAGCAAATCTCCAATGCTTTCCACTAAAATAACTTTTCCCTCCTCGCTAATAACATCTGCTATCGACATTCCACCCCTGTCTTTTAAATATGCAGGGTAAACCCAGCCAGACTTTCTTCCAATATGTTTCCACTTCGGTCTATTGTCTCTGGAAATCATATCTCTCCCCGCAAAGCCATGAATTTGGCCGTGCTGATTAAAAATAGGGAACACAAAACGCTTGTTCATCTGGCCGTAAGTTGCAAAACCTCCTCGAAAAAACCTCAACGTGTCATCTGTAATACCTCTTTCGTTGTAAAATTTATAATGAGGGAGGAGTTTCTCTAGTAACTCTATATCAAATATTTCTTCCATTTTAATTTTATTATCCGAGGCTCGCCTTTCCTTGAGGTCATTAAGATCTGAATCTTTTAAATATTTTTTTAAAATACTTTTATTATTTGTTCCTAGTGTTTTCTTAACTAGGGATTCAAATTTTGCATAAGGAGTGTCTTGGACATAATCCTTCCATACGCCCGTGTCCTTGTAGATTTGAAGGGCAGTCTTGTTGTCTCCATCCCTAAACATAGCATTTGTCTGCCAATAAGGCCCTCTATCGCTTAACTTATAGCCAAGAGACTCTAATACTTCTTTAACGTCTATACTCATTATAACTCGTCGGGTATATTATCCAGAGAAGTCTGAACAGGTCGCACATTGCCAAGATTAAGCGCATCTACCATGTCTTGTAGGTCTCCGCATTCTTCAATAGAAAAGTTGTTCATGTCGAGATTAATATAATTATTGCGCTTAGAGTTGTCAGGCATCTGGACTGGATTAATTGCTCGATGGAAATTCTCACCTAAATGTCGAGATTTAAGACAAGAAAGTTGGTGTGTCCCGAATCCTTCTGGTTCCTCTTGGATCTGATCAAGGGTTTTCTTCCGCAAATGAAACATGTGAGAGCAGTATTGAATGATGCGATCTGAAAGAGATACTACGCTCTCATCATCAACCGTATTTTCTGCTCGCCTATTGGTGGTAATTCCATAACGATTACTTTGCACACTTGTTATCATGGAAATAACTGGTCCATCATCACCTAAGATTTCTTTTTGGATTAAATTTTTAAACTTAGTAACCATGTTGCCGACTGTTTGCCATTCGCTTTCGTTGCGATTGCTTGTTTGGTCGGTTGTCTTAATATAGTCAAAGCTAAAAATCATCTTATTTCCCCTGCCTACACTAGAATAATAAAAGCGACGAATAACATTCACCATCTCTTCTACTGCAAGTCCTGCGACATTGTAATAATAAAATTTAAAGTTTTTAATTGTCTTCCACGCAGCTCGGATTCGCTGAACAAAATCAGCATTATTTCTCCAGAGCCCTGTCTCTAGGTAATGAATAGGCACCTTGGTTAGGGCCGCACACTGACGCATGGTCAATTCTTCCTGTGACATTTCTCCATTATCAAAATGCAGAACGGGAACGTTCTCGTATTTCTCTGAGACCTTGGTTACAAAATCTAAACAAAAAGTAGTTTTACCTACTCCAGAGCGAGCTACTACAACCGAAATATTTCCTGGGCGCAACAAGGAACCATATAACTCATTAAGGCGCTCATAAGGACCCATGAATCCAAATTCAGTGCGAGGGTTATCTCCTCTCTCTTCGATAAATCCCTCCATGGACTCATAAATATTTTGAGGCCCGTCATTAATGTGGTAGAGGTCAATCTGTTTATTATAAATAGAGTCAGCATGCTCGATAATCTCTTCAAAGCTATGGTTCGAGCCCATACTCTTCATTTTGTTGGCCACTTGGACTGCAGCATCACGGATGCTGCGCCTAACGCTCACCTTCTTGAGCTCGCGGGCTGCATTAACGGTGCCTGTCTTGGAAATTTTTCGTAAACCCAGGGACGCTATGTATTGCCCTGTATCGATATTATCCTCGAAGGAGATATTGAAGTCTTTAACTTTTTGCGCTAAAACAACTTCATCTAGGTCTTCTTCTCCTTTGCTGATGCAATTTTTTAATATCTTAAAAAGAGTAGCGTGAACCTGGCTGGAGTTTGTAGAAAAATCGTCCTCATTTAAAAATGGAGCAATTTCTCCGTAAATTGATGGGTGCTTAATGAGACCAGCCAATACGTGTCTCTCAAGCTCTTTAGATTCGATCATGCAACGATGATACTACATATAACCTCAAATGTCAAGGACTAATATTTAGCCTCGTCGTCGTCATCAACATCATCAATGCCGCCCGCCATGCCTAAAGAAGTGGTTCCTTCTTCCTCCATTTCCGTGAGGTACGACTCCATTGCCTTCCTTAATCCCATCTCTACTATTTTGCTATTAGATTTCATAAAAATAAGGGGGGACCCATCTTGGGTGAGGTAACCCAAGAGCAAGCCTTTTCCTACTTCATGGGAGCCTGAAAGCTCATAAACTTTATCCAACATTTTTGTTGGCATTTTAAATTCTGGGAGATCATCGGGATCAAAATTCATCGTTATATATTACACCATTTACAGCAAAACTCCTACTTTTTTGAAGAAATCTATAGTCAGCTCATCAGTAGAATAAATCTCAATAAGCTTTATATTATTCATCTCGCAAAACTTTTGTTTGTTCTGGTCTCTTTTTAGTTGATTGATATAGTTATATTTATTATTGCCGTGGAAGAAAGGGGTGTACCTCTTGTGCTGTGCGCCCTGTACTTCTATGGCTATTTTTTTATTTGCATTATAAAAATCCAGTGACATTTTTGTTCCTGCCACGGGAAATTCCTCAAAAACCACATGGGGTTCCCAGTATTTTTTAAGAAAATCTTTTGTCGATTTTTGAATCTTGCTTCTACTTTTTCCTCCCCATTTAATAAGGTATTTTTTAGCATTAGCAATATTTCTAGTAGCTCCCGTTAAGGTTTTAAACTTCATTTGAGAGAGTCTACTTCTTCTTTTATCAAGTCTAAAAGTAAATTACAAAAAGGTTCGTGAGCCTCAAGATAGTCTATTAGCTTAGGTTCTCCCTGAATCTTCTCGACAAACTCAATTTCTGCCTTCTCACATTTTTCTATGATTTCTTTATCGAGGGAAATCCATGCCCCCTTCTTTTCGAAAAAGCCCCACAAGTAAGCCATGTCCAAGACCTCGCGCTCCCTCCAGACAGACCTCCCGTCCGTACGCCCATAGCGAATGGGGTAGCGGATCGACGTCCCCGTTTTTTCATTAACACTTTTCCTGAAAATAATTTTACATTGGTGACCAATGGGGCTACCTTTATCTTCGAGCTTGGCAGCGCTAGGTTTTTCAAAAATAATATCGCTGTTGTACCTGTCTTGGAACTCTAAAATAAAGTTAGCATAATGCTTAATGGCATTCCCGCCTGCTTGTTTAGTCTTGGGCCCTCCACGAGCAGCATAAGGGTTGGTCGCAACTTCCACGCGAACTTGCGAGGTTAAAATCATCATGTGATTAAGCTTGATGATAGGTAATACCATTTTCTTTAAGAAAACAGAAGTAATTAGAGCTCCCCCTGCAACCTGCTCGCTGTCCTCAAAGGGCTTTTCGTAATCATTCTGACGGCATAATGCATCCACGCTATCTACAATAAAAAGATATTTCTTATCCTCCTCGTTCTCTTTTACTAAAAGGCGAATTAATTCAAAGACCTTTTCAAAAACATTACAATCAAACTTAAAGAATCTCTCTTCGCTTGTGTCGATCCCTGCGCGAGCCACTATTTCATTACTTAACCTGCCCTCGCTTTTAATATAAACAACTAAAGCCTTCTTTCCAAAGTGATCTTGGAAACGTTTTGCTACCGCCAAGGCGCAAGAAGTCTTCCCTCCCTCGTTAACCCCCGTAAAGCGATGAACTCCCGCAGGAAACCCTCCTCCTAGAGCTAGATCTAGATTTAAGCTACCTGTCGATATCTTATAATCCAGCTCCTTATAATCATTATAGTGAAACTTTTTATTGTCCTTGTCGTCAAGGAAAGCTTTAATTTTATTTAATGTTCCACTCATCTTACTCTGACAAAAAATCTTTGATTGTTCTTTTACGCTTTTCAATGTTTCCATCTGATCCTAATTTAGTTTTTTCTAATTTTGGGGGTTCATACTTGGGCACAACATAATTATAATCCAAATATTTTTTCTTTACAAATTTTTTCCAGTTGGGACTGGCAAGTATAGCAAGGCTGTCAAACTTTTGGTGAAAATCCACCATGCTCCAAAAACATTGGTCAGGAAATTCTTTAAGGAACCTATTTAAGAGGGTCATTTCTTTTTTCCAGAACGCTCTCTTGTTTGTCTTCGGCTCATTGATATGTCGCTGAATGATTTGTCTTTTATTTAAACACTTATTCATGTATGTCGTCCACTGTCTTCTCTCTTCGTTTTTTATTTTTTTTAGAATATACGATATTCTCGAAAAAGTCAAGAAGGAAATGGTGGAGATGGCGGGAGTCGAACCCGCGTCCTT